TCGCTTTGCTCATTACAATCTGGACATTCAACCCATATCTTTTCTGTTTTGGCGCTGCTGTAGCTTTCAATCTCAGGATTAAATACATCACCGTCTGGACAGTGGCGCTCAATGTTTTCTGCATAATCTAAAATTAACACATCATCTTTTTGTACTGACGGTCTTAGACCGCGACCAATAACCTGCTGTAGTAACCTTCCTGATTCAGTTGCTCTTAACAATGCAATGACATCGACATGAGGCGCATCAAAACCAACTGTTAACACTGATACATTAACTATATATTTAATCTGCTGGCTCTTAAACTTCTCTATGGTATCGCTGCGTTCTTTTGCTTTTGTCTTACCAGTAATTAACGCGCTCATTGCTGGCGGTAGGCTTGCTAGTATTTCTTCTGCATGTTGAATAGTTGCAGCAAAAAACATAACACCTTTTCTGTCTTTTGATTGCTCTATAACATCAGCTACAATTAAACTGGTTTTTCTGCCTTGGCCTTTGTATGCTCTATCAACATCATCTTTATTAAACTTACCCATTTTATTAACAGTCATACCAATAGTATCATAGTGACCGCTGTTAATTGCACCTATTAATGGTGGTGCTAAATATTTTTGGTCAATTAAATCTGGCGCACCTATCGTATAAACCTTTTTAACAAAATAAGCATTTTCACCTATTGCTTTATCTTCTTCATTCATCTGGTAAATGTACCCTGTTCCCATTCTGTAAGGTGTCGCAGTTGTACCAATTACTCTTAACTTTGGATTGCCTTCTTTTATTTTTTCAATAATAGCTTTTACTGTTGGCGTAATTAAGTCACATTCATCAATAATAATTGCACAGAATTTACCGCTAAATTGGTCTATCGAATTTAAAACCGTTAATGGTGTGCCGAAAACTACTGGATATTTTAAGCATCTACCACCAGCAGAAGCACTAAAGACACTGGCGTTTTCTCCAGTTTGCAGGTATTTGCTGCGGTTTTGTTTTACAAGCTCTGCACTAGGGGCGAGACACAAAACATTTTTCCCTCTGCTTAATTGGTGCAGTATCTTTGCAACCTCTGCAATAATCATGCTTTTGCCCGCGCCCGTTGCAGCTTCCAAAATACAACTATCAGTTGATGCTTTTACATGGTCAATAATTTTGTCAACCGCTGCTTGTTGATAAGTCCTTAACTTGTACATTTATTAATCTAAATGTTTTGAATTATCAAGGCCGGACAAATACAGCTTATAAAATTCTTTTAATTTAGGTAGTGTCTCTTCTATGAACTCGTGGTTTAACGGTATTTCTTCTAGTAATTCTGCGCCACTTGGAGTCCATTGGTAAAAATATGCTTTGGTTCTGCCGCTACATAACATTTCATATTGCACTTGGGCATAATAATATTGTTGTTGGCTCAACAGCTTAAAGTTTTTAACCGTTTTGTCATTTCTTAACCCATAAGGGCATTTTATTTCCACGATCCATTCATCGTCCACCAGTCCATCAGGTGAAGCGCCCAACCAATCTTCAAATTCGTGAAAACCTGTATGTTTTATATCCTTGCCGATTCTTAGCTTTAAATCTTCGATTGCCATCGGTTCAAAAAAGTTACCATGTTCCGTTGCCTTGTTACCCTCAAACTCATTAGCTTGCCCATGATAATCTCTTACCATATCTCGCAATACGTCTTGTGGTGACGACCAAGGGTTCATATTTAAGATAGCCCCAATTCTGCTACCAGTAATGCGGCCTGTCCTTTGATTGAACCATGCTGGTGTTCCTTGCTTGTTCATAGTGCTCTCCATACAAAAAAGCCCCGCCTAATGGCAGGGCTACTTATTAAAGTTTGTTAAAAGTCGATATCTTCATCGGCTGGTTTAGCTATCTTGCCTTTTGGTGAGACCGCGCACACCCAATTGCCTGAGCGTGTTTGCCCATCGTCGCCCGTCATTTCCCACACTTGCAACTTAAGTATCATTTGCTTGCCAGTTAATGACTTGGTAAGCATTGCATCATCTGGCTGTTCGCCACTTTTCAACAGTTTACCACCAGCATTACTGTCTATGGCTGCTAGCATTTTCTTAGCCTTATCGCTCGTCTTTTCATTGTCGTGCATAACCTTAATATTCTGAAAGATTTTGCGCTTTCCAAATTCATCAGGCGATAAAATAGTCCAAGCAATAGCGATATAATCACCGTTGTATTGATTGTTAGCCCATGCTGCACTGTCGATAACAGCAAGCACATCCGTGTTGTTAGGAATAGGATCAAAATTATTGCTCGCATCGAAAGTTGACTTTGACTCTATCGTTTTGTTGTCTGACGTTTCCCAAAAATTCATTATTTTGTTTCCTTTTTAAGTGATGGTATAAATTGTGTGAGTGGATTTGTGCCTATTTGCACTTCGATATCTTCTGTTATGCCGTATCTATTCTTGCTGATGTTGGCTGATGTTGCATAAGTAACCAGAACTCGCGTTCCGTCTGAGATTGCTTTCTTTCTATCGCCATCACCAGTTGTGAATGTTTGCAGCTTCATAAAACCAACCAAGTCGCAATCATCTATATAAGGCGCGACACTTTTCTTATGTAACCTTAACGTGTATCTGGTGTAAGCATCTTGGTCGGGTAGCTCTATTGTCTCTGTATCAGCATGACCAATAAAAACAATGTGCATATTTTTCTTTTCATTTAATATGCCAGCGGCCTTTCTCAATCTCTGATGCAAGCTGCCCACAGCTAACAAACCAGCGCCATAACCTCCCATTGCTTGATTAATGCTCGCTGGTTTTTTTGGGTCTGATTCCATAATGGATGTCACAAACAATCTGTCTAGCGCAGTGACACTATCAATAATAAGGGTCTCGTACTTGTGATCCTCTTTTATCAATGACGTTAATTGCTCCCATAGGTCTTTCGCGCTTTCCAAGACTGGAAACGCATCAGGTCGTGATTTTAAGGGGATTGATTGAAGTCCATCTTCTGCCCTGATAACAACAGGGTTGGGAAAAGATGCGGCTAGGCTTGTCTTACCTAAACCCGCATCACCACAAAGCGTAGCTATCACCGCTCTGTCCTTTGGTTTCTCTATATTCATATTTATTATCCTTCGTCATGGCGCTTTATTGCTAACCATGTTGACTATAATACACACTTCGCGTATGGTTGTCTACAGTCATTCACTAGGAGTCACAAAATGCTAACTAAAGACGGCGTAATAACAGAATTAAAAGGTAGAAATATATCTAAAGTGGCGCGAGAAGTTCAAGTCACTCGCTCTTATTTAAGTAACCTAGCAAATGGAGGGAGGAAACAGGTTTCGTGGGATATGATTAAAAAACTCAGCGATTATTTAGAGGCTACTAAATAATGATATATCATTCATTTATTGATGCGGGTTACCGCATCTTTGGACTGCATCCAATCGTTGACGGCAAGTGCGGTTGCAGAAATAAAGATTGTAAAGCTATCGGTAAACATCCTTTTGCCGCATCTTGGCAACATACCCCATTATGGAGTAACGACCAGATTCTAAAAATGGAGGAGGCGGGACAGTTCAAGACTGGCTATGGTGTTTTAGTTGATGGCTTATTAGTTATTGATGTTGATGCTAGAAATGGCGGGGTTAAGTCCTTTAAGAAGCTATTGAAAGATATCCCATCTTTGGCTGATTGCGGATTGGTAGTAAACACTGGTAGTGGCGGCGGTTCTCAACACCTATATTATAAGGTGAGCAATGATTTAGCGTTACAAGGAAAACATGACGATTATGAAGGGATTGATTTTAAATCATCAGGCTTTGTTGTCGGTATCGGCTCGCAACATAAATCAGGTGGCAGCTATGAAATAGCCAGCGGTTCGATAGATGATATCGCTGATGCGCCTGTAGAATTAGTAGATCTATTAAAAAAGACACATAAAAAACGGGTCTTACTGAACAATCAACAGATTGATGTGTCTGGTTCAGAAGTGGTGGAGATGTTGAGTTGCATAGATCCAGATTTAGAATATGATGTCTGGGTTAAGCTAGGCATGGCGATCCACGAAACCATGAATGGCGAGGGCTTTAGAATATGGGATGAATGGTCGGCAACAGGTAGCAAGTATGATGCCTCCGAAATGGAAAGCAAGTGGTTCTCTTTTGGTAAATCGCCAAGCCCTGTAGGTTTAGGCACTCTCTTATATTATGCTGAATTAGCGGGCTATAGTCGACCCGTAAGTTTTGACTCTAACGAACCATCCATTACTGATAAGCAAGACTTGAACGGGCTACCTTGCGACATATCCAACATTGATTTATTACGCCCACCTGAATTTGTGGGAGAGATAGCAGGATTTATTAATAGCCAATGCAGATACCCTCGTGAAAACTTAGCGGTTGGCGCTGCATTATCAGCAGTTGGTAATCTAATAGGGCTTAGATATCAAGATAATTATAGTAATGTAACATCTAACCTATTTACTTTTTGCGTAGCTGCATCAAGCACAGGTAAAGAAGCGGTGTTGCAAGCCTTTGGAGACATAGGCCGCGCCGCTGGCATTAATGCAGCCTCTCATGGCACGATAAAATCAGAACAAGAAATAACCCGTAATTTATTGCATCATCAAGCGGCTATTTATGCTCTGGATGAAGTAGGCATATTGTTACAAAAAATTGAGAACGCTTCTCGCTCTGGCTCTGCTAGTTACTTGGAAGGTGTAATCGGTTTATTAATGTCGGCCTACAGTAAGGCTAACAGCTATTTATTATTATCTGGTGATGTTAGACGAGATGCTGAAACCG